TTCCAAAGGTGGTTCAGGAATGGGTGATAAGGGTGCTAAATATCTTCCAATTAAAGATAATAAAGACCCTATGCCACCAGCAGGTGCATCAAATAGTTACGAGCAAGTTAGAAAGAAAATTGATAACAAAGATGATGCATCACTAGGTAAAATGCATTATACTCGTGAAAAGATGATGAATAAATAAAGTTTTGATGTAATCCGTGCGGCTGAGGAAATGTGGCGTATTTGGGTGGCTGCCCATGTTATAGATGAAATGCCGTGCGCCGTTTAAAAGCGGAAGCGACGCAATACGTCCCATCATTTAATGTTTAAAAAAAAAGTAGATATATGCCAAAGATACCAATAATACCAAAAACTAAGAGTCCGGTAATACCAAACAATAATGATTTGAGTAAGACTGTACCACGATTTAGACCCCCAGGTGGAAAACCACCATTACCATTAGATAAGTCATATAACAGGCAGAAATAGTATGACAATGATACCTAAAAGAATAAAGAAATTACCTAATTTACATAAATCTGTTGGTTTTGTTAAAAAACCCCAGCAAGGTTCAGCGCATAGCAATAGATCATTAAATCTAGGTACACGAAAGTCGGTTAATTAATGGTAAAGAATAGCACTAAAACTTACGGTGAGTTTGTAGATGAAGCACGTGCAAAACAGCATTCTGAAGAAATTGGTGCTATTACAGAAGCATGTATGGATAGGTTTAAAGCTATTATAGAAGAAGCAGTGCAAGGTAATCATGATAAGGGTGTAACTGGTAAATATTATATTTATATATGGGTTCAAAAAGATCCATATGCACAGAATGCTCTACATATATATCCGATGTGTAGACGTACAAGGCCTAGTCCCTATCAGGGTCACGATCATTGGTTATGGTCTGTACAAGACGGTGGTTTAGTTAATTTCGAATGGTGTATCCCATCTAAAGAGATACTAGGATATGTATTAGCACACCCTAGTGAATTTGACCCTCAATATGTAGCTATGTTGCATAATTATACGAAAGATAAGATAGAAAAATTATCAGACTATCTTGTAGATGGTAAAATTATGTAGGAAAAATACATCTATCCAATAGTATTAAGTTTTCTTCCGGTGTATTCTTCATAAAATTATCATATGGCATACCTAAGAAAACATTCTTTATATACATAGATTTTGAATCATTTCCTTTTATTTTTTCATCCAAAAATCTATTTCTCCACATATTTATTTCTTTATTATATGCGGAATTTTCATTATTAAATAATTCATAAAAATGAATTAAATTTTTTAAACCATCTATTACTTCATCATTTTTCATTTTAGCCATTTCTTCATATTTTCAATTAGCGGTGATAATACTTTCTTTACATTATCATCTGGTGTTATTTTATATTCTTCCATAAAGTCCATGGTATTTTCGATAGTAAAAAGTAAGTTACATATCTTTTCTGCTGCCATAGCATAATAAAATGGATCTGTTTCTTTATTCATATGTTGAAAAAATCTACTTTTTTGCGCATGTTTTTGTTATATGTTGAATTAATATACATAATGTATTTTCGCCTTTTGTTCACCAATACTATTTTCAAAATATCTAGTTGTAATATACTATAAGAATATCAACATAGGCGCAACAGAGATCTCGCCAATCTCAAAGGATATCATGACTCAAACAGAAATAAACCAAACAGCTGATGTGGTTACTCAGCCTGTCGAAAGCCATGATGCGAAGAAAACTCCGCAAGAATCATTTGCAGAGCTTCGCAAAGCTAAAGATGAACTTGAAAAAGAACTTTGGCAAGCTCGGAAAGAACGTGAAATGCTTGAAAAGCATATGCATATGCAAGCGCAGCAAAAGCAAATGCCACAAGTACAAGAAGAAGAATATGATTATAGACAGTTAGAACAAGAAGAATTTCCTGATGGAAAGAAACTTGTAAAAGCTTTCAATAGTATGAATAAGAAATTATCCAGCTATGAAAAGTCACTAGCAGAAAAAGATCAGAAATTACTTATTCTTGAGACAGCTACTGAGTTTCCAGATTTCAAACAAGTCGTCACAGCTGAAAATATTGAAAAATATATTAAAAGCGATGAAGATAACCGCGAAGCGGTAGAGAAAGCATCCAATCCTTTGAGAAAGGTATACAATCTTATTAAAAAAAGTGCTGCTTATCAAGCTGATATAGCTCAACAAGAAGCAAAAAGTAAACCAAAGTCTCAAGAACAGATTAGAGTCGATGAAAAAGAAGGAAAGCCAAAGTTAGATAGCTTAGGTGTAAGATCCGCAGCTGTTTCAACTGCAGCAAGTATGTCTAATTCTAAGATGTCAAAAGAACAAAAAGCTGCTCTCTGGAAGGAAACTTTAGCTGCCTCCCGCCGTTAACTCATCGTTTTAACATAAGGGTTAAAACATGGGACCAACAACAACCAATATTTTACCGCCGATGGTTCAACAACAGGCGAGTATGAAGTTATTGGCACGTCCAATGCCTGACCTGATTCATACTACTATGGGTTATCCCATAACAATGGATCAGCAAGCAGGCGATATTCTACGTAGACGTAGATATCAAAACTTACTAACAGCACCAGCACCCCTAGGTAATGGTATTGTAGACCCACGAGCGCAACAGCTGGTCGCACTTGACATAGATGCTAGAATAGATTGGTTAGATTTCCGTGCCAATCTTCTTGCAGCGTAAGTAAATGACGGTACTTACCTAATTCTGCAAGAGCAGGTAGAAGCAATTGCCTGCTATAAACCAGCCCTAATTGACTTGGAATGCCGATGGGCAGACAAGGCGGAAGTTTAAATACACCGTGAGAGACTTAAGCGGGTAGGCATCGAAAGATGAAGCGAAAGTCCGATCTGCAAATATATATGAAATTGCAGAGCCTAACAGAAATGATTAGGCCCTACGAAAGTAGAGTAACAATATGAATGCTTATCAACGAGGATAAACATTGTGTCCTCGCTAAACCAACTCTGATTGACTTGGAATTCCTTGCTGCGTAGCAGAAGGGCGACAAGGCGCAAGGGTATATTGTTGTTTTAATGGGTGATTATGAAATCTACTGTTAAGTTTGCGAAGTTCAACCATACATTGATAACGAATATTATGAATTTCTTCGTTGTTATTGTATTTGGAAATTCTCTTTCCATTTTCAAATGTACTTCTCATTCTCATCATAATTTCACAATGAACCCGTTTAATTTTAAGATATGGATGAATGAGTGGCAAAAGTTTAGTAAGTGTTTGTCCAGTAATTTGAGCATTATGAATTTCTTTCTCAAATTCCCTTTTTCTATCAGTGGATTTCCATTGATTGTTATTGGTACTACCAAACGTTTGTGCTATCCATTTCATAACATTTGCATCGGTATTACAAATTTTGATGTAAGTATGATAATTGGAATGTCTGTTTCCAGCAGCAGATTTTGTTTGAAACATTCCAATAAAAAAACATCCTTCCCCATCAATGAAGCCGGACAAATATGCTAAATCTGTATCTTTATACATGATACTCCTTATCTGTTTAGTACAGATGTATCATAAATAGAACAACAATTAATGTCCAGCGTAAACGACTAAGTGAGATGGACTCGAAAGAGTATGCGATAGTCTGAACACGGCGAATAAATAAAGGTCGTGAGGGAGATTCGAAGAAGTTTCCCCGCCTATAGTGTATATAGGTCATAAAAGTAACAGAATGCCAGTTCTAAATAGTGCAGTGTCAGTTTTAGGCCAATCTCTTCGCGAAACCGAGGACCAATTGGCTCGTAGCATGATGGAAGGGGGGGCACCACCAATTTCTTGTACAAGTGGTACAAATGGTGATAGTCCTACAAATCTTAGTCCATTGGATTGTTCAAAAGCAGTACGTTTATTGCGTACAGCTAATGCGCAATTTATTATGGATTTGATTGATGGCGAGTTGAAATTCGGTTCAGCTCCAGTTAGAACTTGTTTCTTTGGTTTAGGTCATACAAATTTAAGTGCAGATCTAGATTCAATGGCTGGATTTATCAACGTGGCAAATTACGCAAATACAAGTAATTTGTTGCAAGCCGAATGGGGTACAATCCGTAACATTAGATTTTTATTGTCTTCTGTGGGATCTGTAACGCCTAATGCCTCTGCAAATGGTCAAGATATATATAATATCTTTTTACCAGGACAAGAGTCATATGACATGGTTGATTTGGACGGTTATTCTGCTCAATTCATCTATGCACCGCCTGAAATTGCTAGCCCACGTTTGAGATTATATCAAACAGCAGGCTGGAAGATGGCACAAGTATTTAATATCACTAACACAAGCTGGATTGTCAACTTACGTTGCACTCTAGCAGTAGCATTGTAGGAGTTGATATATGAGTACACAAATTTGCACAGGTTTTTTTACAAACGTAGCATCTACACCATTTTTTTTGCCTCTTGAGCAACAGATTAATGAGTTCTCTTTGAGAAACTTAACTAGATCTGGTGTTACAGCAGGTGGAATAGCTGGTGCATTAACATCTACACGTATTGTTAAAGCTTGGTTTAATCCTAGTGTTATGAGTAATGGTACAGCATTAATTGAGGAAAATGGAACCGTAGTGGGTACATTAGCTCCCTTGAATGTTGGCAATCTTGCACAGAATGGTTTTACTGTTTTTAATGCAGCTAATCAATCAGTCGGTGCAGTTGTTGCCATTGCTTCATTTACACCCGGAACTACAACTGTATGGACTACAAGTACACCACATGGTTTTCAAATCGGTGATACAGTTCGTGTTTATGGTCTTACAGCAGCACCACAGTTTAGTGGACTTGCTATGACTGTAACTGCAGTGGGTAGCACAACAACATTTACTACATTACTAGATTCTACAGGTGCAACTACATCTGCGGGGTCTGTAGTTAGAATAGGTAATTTCTTAATACCTACAAGAACTGGCGTATATCCTGAAAATAGAGTTATTGCAAAAATAACCAATGCTAATCCAATGGTTATTACTTTGCTTGTAGCTCAGAATTATTTCCCGGGTAATGTTGTTACATTCTCCATGCCCTCTAAATTTGGTATGCCACAGCTTACCAATTCATTGAGTGGTCTACCATTCCAAGCAACTGTTATTTCTGCTGTTAATACAGTAGGTGTACAAACAGTTACTGTTGCAGTGGATAGTACCAATTTCGGTGTGTTTGCAACTAATAGTGTTGTCGGAGGGTCTAACCCAGGTCACTGGCCGCTTGCTCCGGCATTCCCTATGAGTTTTCCAACACTTGTTCCGGACGGAGAAGGTAACACTAACAACTTGTCAGCGTTTGGTGTTTTACCGACTCCATTACCTTACGGAAACCAAGATGTTCTTTCTTTTGCTAAGCAAAATAACGGATATAATGGTATTCTTATTGGTGCAGGCGATGGAACAAACGCGTCGACAACCGGCGGTATCATAGGAAGTACCATTGATGTCTGGGAATGGAGAGCAATAACTTCGCTTCAACAATTCCCCTGAGGTTATATTGTAAAGTCGTTTAAATGAATGTATAAAAATTAGCAGGAGGATTAAAACCCTCTTGCTAATTAGTTCCATCACCATATATAAATGTATGGAATAAGGATGGAAATATGAAATTATGTGGATCATGTAAAATAGAAAAAGATTTCAACAACTTTTGGAAAAGAAATGATACAAAAAAACAAAGTTATCATTGGCAATGTATTGAATGCGAAAAAAATAAAAGACATACACCAGAATATAGAGAAAAAAGAAA